GACCTGAACGCCTGAAATCCCAAAGGCAACAGTGACCGTCAGGCATTCCTTTGTGAAATCATCGACGCAGGTAAGACACTTGATCCTGCGACCGGTGGAAAGTGCGTCCATGACGAAATCCATTGACCAGGTCAGATTGGGCGCCATCGGGCGGAGCAGCGGCAGACGTTCTGTTGCCAGCCCTTTACGACGTCGTCTGCGTTTTACACTCAGGCCATTAAGTTGATAGATGCGGTAAACCCGCTTGTGGTTAACGCAAAGACCTTCACGTCGCAGAAGCTGCCAGATACGCCGGTAACCAAAACGGCGGCGTTCAAGTGCCAGCTCTGTGATGCGTAGAGACAGCTGCGCGTCAGCAGGCGGACGCTGAGCCGAATATCGGCAGGTTGACAGAGACAGACCTGCCAGCCTGCAGGCACGACGTTGCGACAGCCCCTTAGCCTCGCACATGACTTCCACGGCTTCCCGCTTCTGGTCTGTCGTCAGTACTTTCGCCCAAGAGCCACCTGAAGCGCCTCCTTATCCAGCATGGCTTCAGCAAGCAGCTTCTTGAGTCTGGCGTTCTCTTCCTCAAGCGACTTCAGGCGCTTAACCTCAGGCACCTCCATACCGCCATACTTCTTACGCCATGTGTAAAACGTGGCATCTGAAATGGCGTGCTTACGGCAGAGCTCACGGGCAGAAACGCCGGCTTCGGCCTCGCGGAGAATACAGATGATCTGTTCGTCGGAAAAACGCTTCTTCATGGGGATGTCCTCATGTGGCTTATGAAGACATTACTAACATCGCGGTGTGTTAATCAACGGGGAGCAGGTCAAAAGTTACTTTTGGAGTAGTGTGATGAGCTCTACCTGTTGCCCTAAGAAAAGTTACTTTTTGGCAGCGAAGGGAAAAAGTAACTTTTTGGAGGGGGAGGCTGCAAAACACTTTTTCCTGCATCTGGGGGGGTAATTCTCCCGATCTTAAAAAAGTAACTTTTTTGAATGCATGTAAAACGCTTTTACTTATCCTCTATGGATAATCCCGACTTTTCTGGTAATGGTGCTTTCTTATGTGTCTAAACAATGTGTTTGCTTATTTTTGAAAACAATCACTTTTTTCTTTTGGATTGATTTGAGATGAGGATTCTTGACGGTGAAAACATATAAGCAAATTTTCATTTGCTTGAATTTAAAGGGTTTATTTTTTATTGAAAATATCTCTTGTTATATTTGTTTGTTATGGTATTAATAATCTCGCTACACCTTTGTAGATGTATTGTATTTTCCTGTTTTGAGACTGCATCTGGCGGAAAAAGAATTTACCGACTAAAAAACTCACTGTTTTTGAGAGCGTGCAGGTTTGGACTCGCCAAATATTATTTCATATAAGGGGACCTTGTGGTTGAATTTGTAAAAACCTTTGCTGATAATTCATGGTTTGATATTGTAAGGCGTTCGGATGGGTTTATCGTTGCTAGTTTTCCTGCAGAGCGAAGGCATCTTGTATATAGGGTTAACGGTGTAGTTTCGGTACGGCCACTGTTGTCTGATGAAGAGGTTTTTACGTTAAACGGGTTTATGAGATTTGCAGCAGAATTGGGCTACCGCATTATTCCACCCTCTGATAATATGTAATCAACGGCCTGAACAACCGTTAACCTACTGCGCCACGGAGAGAAACCATGGCGCAATTGCACTTAGTAAAACAGTCTCAAGGTATCCTGATCCCAGCAACGCCGGAGACCAGCGAATTTCTGCATTCAAAATGCAAGCTCGGCGCTGTTCTGGAGGCTGAGTATAAACTTGTCCGCAACCCGGCGTTTCACCGCCGTTACTTTTCTTTGCTCAATCTCGGTTTTGAATATTGGGAACCTACCGGCGGGGCGATTTCGTCTAACGAGCGCAGGCTTATCACAGGTTATGCCAAATACCTTGCTGCATATGGCGGGAGTGAGTCGGCGTTACTTGATGCCGCCGGGCAATATCTCGACCGAATAGCCGAGAAGCGATCCGGTTCAATCAGTATTTGCAAATCCTTCGATGCTTACCGGGCGTGGGTCATCGTTGAAGCCGGCCACTATGACGCCATACAGCTGCCGGACGGCACGCTGAAAAAACACCCTCGCAGCATTTCTTTCGCAAGCATGGACGAATGCGAGTTCCAGGAACTGTACAAAGCATCGCTGGATGTTCTCTGGCGGTGGATCCTCTCTCGTTCATTCAACAGCCTGCAGGAAGCCGAGAACGCCGCAAACCAGCTTTTAAGCTTCGCGGGGTGATGCCGATGAAACGCTCATGGTTTCACCATCTCGAATGCACAACGCAGCAGGCCGAAGAATTGGTAGCGAGATATCGTCAGCGGGGCGTAAAGGTCGAACGAAGCTTAAACCCTGACTTTATGACATGGACCGTCAGCGCGCTGCTGGTGGAGGACAAAAATCCGCCGCGGCCAGACTCTCGCTGGCGCAACAGGATGTGGGGGTGAGTATGGCGAACCTACGCAAAGAGGCGCGTGGCCGCGAATGTACCGTGCGGATCCCCGGGCACTGCAACGGCAACCCGGAAACCAGCGTGCTGGCGCATTACCGCCTGGCGGGTACGTGCGGCACAGGATGCAAGCCTGACGATACTCAGGCGGCGATCGCCTGCAACGGGTGCCATGACGTAATCGACGGCAGAACTAAAACCACCGATTTCACCTACGACGTATTGCGCCTGATGCACGCGGAGGGGGTAATGCGCACCCTGGAAATCTGGCGGAAAGAGGGACTCATTAAATCATGAAAATCTACGATATCACGCCCATCGGCAAACCCAGGATGACCAGAGCTGATAAGTGGAAGCAGCGTCCGGCGGTAATGCGCTACCGGGCATTCTGCGATGAGGTCCGTCTGAAGAACGTTGCTATGCCGGAGCAGGGCGGACACATAACCTTCGTGGTTCCCATGCCAAAGAGCTGGAGCCAGAAGAAGCGAGTAACGATGAACGGTCAGGCACACCAGCAGAAACCAGACGCCGATAACATGATCAAAGCGCTGATGGATGCTCTGTTTACTGATGACGCACATATCTGGGACTTTCGTGTAACAAAAGTCTGGGGTGAATCCGGACAAATTTTAATTTCTGATATCGGAGAAGTGGCCGCATGAAACTGGAAGCATCGTTAAAGCATTTCAGCCCGCAGGGGATGCATATCAGCGACGACGTGAAAAGCACATCGCCGAATCGACTGACCGGAACAGATGTTATGGCGGCCATCGGTACCACCAGCAGTCGTGCGCGCTTCGGCCTTGCCGCTTTCCTCGGAAAGGCTGGTATCAGCAAAACGGACGAACAGCTTGCAATTCAGGCGCTGGCGCAGTTTGCCATCAAAAACGCTCCTAAAAATGTCCGCAAAGCCGCTGGTGACAAGCTCGGCGCCTGCATGTTGACGCTGGCGCAATTTGCCTTTGCGGAATACTCACGTTCGGCGGCCACCAGAGCAACGTGTCAAAGCTGCAGCGGTACCGGCTTTATTTCCCGCCATGAAGATGTAATTAAGCACCCCGGTATTTTCGATGCTGACGGTGTCGAAGTGAAGGCCCCAAAGATTAGAAATGAACTGGTGAAAAGGGTCTGTGGAGTGTGCGGAGGAAAGAAAGTGATCCATGCGCGATGCAGGTGTAGTGGTAAAGGGGAGGTCTTAGATCGCAAAGCGACCAAAGAACTTGGCGCACCGGTTTTCAAAACATGTGAACGCTGCTCTGGTAATGGCTTCTCTGTTGTACCCTCTGCGACGGTACACCGCGCCATTCTGAAGCGTCTCCCGGATCTCCATCAGTCTTCGTGGTCACGCAACTGGAAGCCGTTCTATGAAGGGCTGGTGGATATGCTTCACAAAGGAGAGAGACAGGCAGCGGCTGAATTTGAGAAGGCGACCATTTATTGATGTGATCGAAACAGATGGCGGCAAATTTTTGCACGATAGAGTTGACTTTGCATAAAATTGTCCTGTATTATTCTAATCATGGATACGTGCATCCAAATGAAACTGATTCTGAACCCTGCCAACCGGCGGGGTTTTGCTTTTCTGGGGGAAGCGATGCAGCAGCCATATTTTTTTAACCCTGGCATGACCACTCAACAGCTTGAAGACTGGCTTGGGCAACAGAAAATCTATCTTGCCCACTTCAACCGTCTGATAGCAGAAAAAGCCGCTCTTGAGGAGCGACTGAGTCAGATCTCTGCGGAGATTGAGCGAGTCGCTACTGGTAGCTTTGAAGGAATGCTGAGTTTTCCCTGGGATCCCAGTCCTCTTGTGGAAAATCCTCAACAGGATAGTGGCCAGTCGGCAGATTGAGTGACGCCAGGACAGCGGCAGCATCTTCTGACATATAACTGGGCTTTAGTTGACTGGCAATGATAAAGAGACAGTCGTTTAGCGAGAGTCTTCTAATCTCTTCAGGTTTCCACTTGGTCATTTCGAAGATAAGGTGATGAAGAGCCTTATCGTTATCAAGATAATAATAATCAGATGAAAAATGTTTCCTGTACTCATCGAGAATACATTCAAGAGTGAATATTTGTCCTATTCGATACCAAACCTGCCTGGCTCTGTAACTGTGTGAGTCTGCCAGTAATGTTTGGGGGAAGTTGTTATTTTGACAAACCCGGGACTTGATTACCTGTAAAAGGTCTGAGTACTTACTCATATTTTCACCAGTTGATGTTTTAATCATTTGCGAATCAATTTTATCAAAGAGAAAAACAAGCCGCTACACGCTGATAACATCAGGCTGAGCGGTTATGGTGAGCCGATACCTCAGACAAGCAGAGTATTGAAACCAGAAAGACTGAATGTTAAATTTCTGGTGTGGTGAATCCCCCTATGCGGAGGGGCATTGCCAGTCTGATATGTTTTTTTGCGCATTGCGAGTCGTCTGTGGGCTGGCGGCGACTTACCGGGAGGCACCCGGCACCACACCTAATAAAAAATGATGATAGCTGTAAGGCCCACTTCGGTGGGCTTTTTCTTTGGGCAAAAAAAAAGCCCGCATGGTTTCATGCAGGCAAGGCAGTTACATTTAGATTTTGTCCCGGTATATGTTTTTTTGTCCGGAAGTCGAAAGATACTGTCTCGAATACATTTTGTAAATAACGGATTCAAATCACAAGGCCATGCATTTGCATGGCTTTTTTATTATCAGGTCCCGCAGGAATCATCATCGACACGCTTCGTTGTTAAATCCAGCCTGACGGGCCTGACCCTTTTCAAACACACAGCTTCCCGATCTTCCATCGGAGGCGGTAACTATGGCTAAGCGTATGCAAGACAAAGAGAGCATTGCCGGGATGTCCTGGCTGGTTCTGCTGATCATTGCTTGCTGGGGTGGACTTGTCCGCTACCTGATAGATGTGAAGCAGAGCAAGGCAACATGGAGCTTGATCAATGCTCTTGCCCAAATGGTGGTTTCAGGGTTTACCGGCGTTATTGCTGGCCTGGTGAGCATTGAAAGCGGACTTAGCATTTACATGATTCTGGCAACCGCGGGGATAAGCGGCGCGATGGGCTCCGTAGCGCTCACGTATTTCTGGGAACGAATCACCGGAGTGAAAGCACAATGACAGCAGACCAGATTATCGAGGGGATCCTCGGCAAGGAGGATGGTTATGTCGATCATCCGTCGGATAAAGGCGGGCCGACCCGCTGGGGCATCACGCAGACCACCGCCCGTGCACATGGCTACACCGGTGATATGCGGAACCTGCCCAGGGAAACAGCAAAGCAAATCCTGCTGAGCGATTACTGGACCGGCCCCCGGTTTGACCAGGTGGCAGCTCTATCTACGTTACTGGCAGATGAGCTTTGCGACACTGGCGTGAACATGGGGCCATCTGTAGCCAGTAAGTTTTTCCAGCGCTGGCTGACCGCAATGAATATGCGCGGAAAGCTGTATCCCGATCTGATTCCGGATGGCGCCATTGGTCCCCGAACCATCACCGCGCTTAAGGGATACCTTTCCGCCCGCGGGAAAGAGGGTGAACAGGTTCTGGTGCGTGCGCTGAACTGCAGCCAGGGTGCCAGATACCTCGAACTGGCGGAGGGCCGCGAAGCCAACGAGGATTTTCTCTACGGCTGGGTTAAGGAGCGTGTCCTGTGAAGATGATCATTTTCGCTTTGCTTGTGCTGGTGGCTGTGCTCGTTCTGTTACTTCTGCGCAAATATACCCGGCTGGAGTTCGTAGGGCATGCCAGCTTGCTGCTGAAAACGTGGTCTGTAAAGCTGGGAGCTATCGGCGCGCTGGTTGGTGTATGGGCGCAGTCGTTCCCGGATGCTGCGCTGCACGCCTGGGCGGTGCTGCCGCCGGATATCAAAAACATCCTGCCGCCAAACATCGTTGCGTTGATTAGCCCTGCGCTGGTGGTGCTGGCCGTACTATCGCAATACGTACGCCAGCCAGCATTGAAAGAAAAGGCCGACGAACTGAAGGAGCCGCAGCAATGAGCTTCGAAATTATCGCGGGGCTGGTGGTTGTCATCCTGGGTGCTATCGCTGGTGCGTTCGGCATTGGTCATGCTCGCGGGACCAGTAAGGCGAAAGCCAAAGCTGATCAGCAACGTACCGAAGAGAACGCCGCTGCTACTGTCGCCGCGGCAGAACGCCGTGCTGAAGTCACGAAAGGGGCCAGCTATGTACAGGAAGACGTTAAGCGTATGGGCGATGACGATGTTGATCGGGAGTTGCGCGAAAAGTTTACCCGCCCCGGTAGTCGTTGACACGGCCTGCAGCTGGGTGCGGATCATCTACCTGACTGACCACGATATCGATGTGTTGGATAAGCAGACCAAGCGTGACATCCTGGCGCACAACAAAGCAGTGCAGGCCAATTGCTCGCAGCTCACAGAGAAGGGTTCCAGGTAATTCAGCTACAAACGCAGAACACTTTAGGTATTGAAATTTACATGGCCACATGAACAAAAAATCAGAATACGAGACAACAGAGCGCTGAAAAATGAAAAGTTGGTATCTAAGTCAGGTGCATTAAGGCACTATGGATTTTCAATTCCTTCTATCTAAGAAGCTGCCCATGACAAGAAATTCACTCCCTCAACTTCCGCATGGTTATCGATACGGTGACGAGCACTCTATTCACCCTCATTGTGATGGGGATTATTTAGCTCCGCAGGGATATGTTATCAAGTCCGTTAACCTTGTAGATGGGGTGGTTATTTATGTGCCCATCCAACGCTACATCAAGCATCTAGATCTTTGGGTTAATGCCGAAGGAACTGTCGAATAAATTGTTAGTTACCGGCCTCGTTCGGGAGAGCTGAGAATTGCCATCAAAAGACCAGCAGAGATGCCTGGTACTCTGGTTGAATGTTCCGGCAAGTTGAAAATGATTGGTTCAATGAGCTCTTTCGATATTTAAATGCTTTCGATAACTTAAATGAAGCTATCACCACATTATCACTGCCAGCCAACACCAAAACGGCAGTGGTCAGTTAAAAAGCAGAAAAGCCTCTCCCGGGTGGATCCTGAGAGATTTTAGTTTTCTAACTGGTACCAACCAAAGGTCGCATTTTTTATGCGACCTTTTTTATTGTGCGTAACAGGCATCCGTAAGGAAACCGTTCAGCTTGTACACACGGCAAAGATAAATGCAAAAGCATCACGGAGGCTATTTTGTCGAATGGCTTCGATAATACTCCCCACATCGCACAGAGGTAAGACATGTCAGAGATCACTGCATCCGAGCAAATCCGCCTGGATATAATCAAGAAAGTTAATTATGACACCGCAGCGGCCAAGCTGGCCATTGATTGGGTTGGTGATAGCAATCTGAAAGCTGAGCTATTCGCTGACTCTTTCGATCGTGTTTTCACGGAAAGTGAGATTGTCTCGAAGACCCGTAAGGCAATCCAGGAAGCGACCGAAGCGCTGGCGCTGTTTGATACTGCCGCTGAGAAAGTCAGCTAAGGCATTACAGCAGGCATTCATCGAGTGCCTGTGATAATGTTAAAGCTCCTGTATAAGGGGCAGTTGTATGATATCATGCAACGAAGCAACCAAGCTATGGAAAGTCCGGGTAATGGTTTGGAGTGAATGTGACGTTTAGCAGCGGTGGTATAAATGGCTACTTTTTCCTGTTGCTTAGTATGTGGCCAGTGCTAATGGTTTTATTCCTGGGATTGTCTCCTGCATTTTACGGTGTGTTAATGCCTAAAACGGCAATTGCTTGTCTGGTGATCGCTGCAGCCTTTGGCATTGGTGGGTGGTTCTATGGATTGTGATCTAAGTAACATTTGGTCAGGTTATAAACTGGTATCTGACCGCATTACAGCAGGTATTCATTGAGTGCCTGTGATAATGCCCGTCAGACAATGGACTGATATCATTGTCTGTTTCTCCCGGTGTATTTTGAAATACTCAATACTCTCATAACGTCTCTGCCTGCCAACATCAGAACGCCAGAGGTTAGTTAGCCGGATAGATGCACCTCTATCTGTTGGCTCCTGAGAGATTCTTTATACGCTGGTTGGTAGTGACCAAAGGCCGCATAATTTTGCGGCCTTTTTCATTTCTGTAAAATGAAAGTCCTCAGGCGGTTAACGATGCTCTGGACCATGGAAGTGATCTCCACCATGTCCGCCGCTATGAGGCCCTGGGGGAAGGATACATCCTGAAAGAGACAGCGCACCACAGATCACAAAAACAGCAAGCATAATTCTTTTCATAATAACTCCTGAACTAAAGAGCCTTAATTCCAAAACATAAAAGTGAATATTTTATGGAGAATCAGTAATTCCTTTTTCTCCCTCACGTTAAATAGGAATAATCCATGGCAAAACCGGACTGGGGCGAGCTTCAGCGACGGTTCCTGTCCGATCATGCCGCAACCGGCGTATCACCGAAGGATTGGTGTGAAGCGCAGGGACTGAATTACGCTACTGCCCGCCGATACATCAAGAAACCCACTGCGCAAACTGCGCAAAAACCTGCGCAGAAGAAACTGCGCACTGCGCAAAAGGAAAAGTGCGCAGAAGAGCTGGTGGATGATGATGGCCTCACCGATCAGCAACGTTTATTTGTCGCAGAATACCTGAAGGACCACAACGCCACGCAGGCCGCTATCCGTGCCGGGTACAGCAAGAAGACTGCTGAACAAATTGGCTATCAGCTGCTTCAGAAAACTTCAGTTGCGCAGGCCATTGCGCAGCAGCAGAAAGCATCCATTATGCGCACGCTTGGCAGCGCTGATGAAGTGCTTGAGCAGATGTGGCGGCTGGCAACATTCGACGCCAACCAACTTTCTCAGTATCGCCGCGGGAGCTGCCGTTACTGCTGGGGCTTCGGTCACCAGTATCAATGGCGCGATGCGGTTGAGTTCGAAGAGAAGCTGGCTGAGGCTTTAGCGAAGAAAGGGAAAGAGCCAAACGACAGAGGCGGCTACGGTTACGACCATACCAGCTCGCCTAACCCGAAATGTCCTCGCTGTAATGGTGATGGCATCGGCCAGCCTTTCTTCGCCGATACGCGCAAGCTGGCGCCGGATGCTGCGCTTGCCTATTCCGGTGTGAAGCTTGGTAAGAATGGCGTTGAGATAACCGCCATCAGCCGTGAGAGCATGTACGAGGCGGTGATGAAACGTCTCGGCCTGGCTGACAGTGAGTTCGCCCAGCGTCTACAGCAGATTGAAATCGAGCGCCGGCAGCTGGAGATCGACAAGCTCCGTAAAGAGCTGGCCGCTGACCCAGAAGATGACGAACCAACGCCAGTTGCGATCAATATCAACGTAGTCGATGCGCGAGTGAGGGAAGAGGATGGCGATAGCTCCGACGCTTAACGTTCCCCAGGCTCGTTTTCTGGCTATGCAGCAGAAGTTCAAAGCCTATGTAGCTGGTTTTGGATCCGGTAAGACATGGGTTGGCTGCGGTGGAATATGCAAAGGGTTCTGGGAGTTCCCCAAAATAAACCAAGGCTACTTTGCCCCGACTTATCCTCAGATCCGCGATATTTTCTACCCCACGGTGGAAGAAGTTGCTCACGACTGGGGACTGAAAGTCAAAATCGTTGAAAGCAACAAAGAGGTCCATTTCTACAGTGGGCGCCAGTACCGCGGCACGACAATTTGTCGGTCGATGGAAAAGCCCGACACGATAGTAGGCTTTAAAATCGGCAATGCGCTGGTGGATGAACTCGACGTTCTGAAAGCGGATAAGGCGCGTCAGGCGTGGCGAAAAATAATCGCGCGTATGCGTTATAAAGTTGATGGTCTGCGTAATGGCATTGACGTGACTACCACACCTGAAGGATTTAAGTTCGTCTATAACCAGTTTGTTAAGGCTGTGAGGGAAAAGCCTGAACTGAGGTCGATGTATGGTCTGGTACAGGCTTCGACAGGCTTTGTTGAATAAATAAGATTTCGTGCGAACGACCCTGTAGCTGGCTGGATTTTCAGGCAATACGCACGCTTTCTGGCATCCCGGCCTTTGTCATCCTGTTCAACGCACGCACCATGGCCA